GTGTACGATGTTCTTCAAAGTCCATATCCAAGTACTGCACCGGCCTCTGCGTTGATTCGACAGGATCGAATCAAACATCTCTTTCCAGTCCTCGTTCCAGAAGTGATCCGCTTAATCAAGGTTAATCGTAAGAATCCAGGAACTACCTGTCACTGCACATTGATCTGTCTGGAAGCAGGTCTTGCAAGGAGGACACGAATAAACCAAACCTTAATTTGCCAACACTGGTTTGCAGAAAAGATCAGAATAATCGGAGATCTCAACGAACTTCACTTTCATCACACGGGTGGATATTGCCCTGATCTAGACAAGTGAAAACGGATTCACCACACCTCAACATTTTTCAATTCATCCACAATGGAGGACTGCTCAATCTGCTACGAAGCTGTCGACAAGAGTACAGGACACTGCACCCTCGCCTGCAATCACTCCTTTCACATCAACTGTCTGACTACATGGACTGCTAAAGAACCTTCCTGCCCACTGTGTCGTCATGAACTCGGTGAAAAGGAGGTCGCAGTGAAACGACAGACTACCACAATGATAGGTGGCATGGGTCAAGGTCTGTTTCTACACACGGCTGCGCAGTTTCACACATCCAATATCGTAATCGAAGACGACGCGCAACCAGTTCCACCCCTGTCCGCATCACGGAAGATCCGCATCGGCAATGGAGTCGAAGTCTTAGAGAGCGATGTCGCATGCGTAATGCAGAATGCAGGTGTGTCCAGGAGTATCGCCATTCAAGAGCTTCGCCGGAATGAGGGTGATATCGTGAATTCGATCATGGGTCTCACCGAAGAACCAACGCCACCGCTGCCTCCTGAACCACGTCCTCCGCATGATATCATGAATGCCCCAACGGATGACCAGACTATGAAGTGGGCGTTGTGGCGGATGTTCGAGGGGATGAGGTCTGGATATCAGTGGAATAGTTACTATGACCTCAGGTTGCGAACGAAGCACTATTACGGCAACGAATACTGGATTCACAAGGACATTCACGACGTGTGTGACGAGGCGGGCGTTGCTCGTGGATACGAATCTGCCTAAAGAATAATGGAACAGGCGGCGGCAACGAAGAAGCAGCAAGTCAAATTTTCCATTCGTGTCGTGTCAGAGGAAATCGATAAGATGCTTGCGGATGGAGCAAGTCGTCATCTTTTTTATCGGATCGTCAAGGGCGACAGGTTATATGGACCCGACGTTCTTGAACATCAGCTCATGGATGTGATCGCAGACCTTCAGGATAAATACAGTGGACGAGCGTGGGTTAGTCGTTCTCCAGAGGGAATCGTGGTTCACCGAATAAATTCGTGAGGTCTAACAAAATGGATCTCAACATCGTTATTCCCGCGCTCCTCTTTATCCTCCTGTCCCCAGGTGTCCTCCTGTCGCTGCCGGCTGGCGCGTCACGCACGACGCAGGTCCTCACGCATGCCGTTGTGTTTGCGGCCGTCTACTATGGTCTGCGTAAGACGTTTCCCCAGTATTATTGAAATCATCCCTGAGCCAAGATATGACGCACTGTTCGGCGCCGTTCATATTCGCCAATCGACTCCCATGCTAAGAATTCCCTGAACGCTAGCTCCTCCTTCGAGAGAGGGAACTTCTTCGGATAACACGCCTTCAACTCACAAAATGCTTCTGCCTCTGCTGCAGCATTCTGTTGGTAGAGAAACCCGATGATTTGAACCAGTTTTGCGTGTTTGGCCTCAATAGGCAGCGCCTTGAAATTCGACATAAAGACCTCCATTGTTCGACAACGCCGGGTAGGTTTAAATGCCCGCAGTCTTCGCCGCGGTCTTTATGGTCTCGTCGCGCGCCTTGTAGATCTGGATCAGAGGCTCAAATTGAATGTCTGTGAGAATGATGAATCCTCCGATGGACAGAATGATACCGTCCTCCCAATCCAGACCCTTTGGCCTGAACAGCCAGAAGTAGATGCCTACGAAGAGGCCCAGCGATACCTTGAAGACTGCGTCGACCACAGCGAACACTGGACTCTCGGCAACCTTGAATCCGAGCGCAAGCATGACAATCTGCGCCAACACAATGAACTTCAAAAAGAAGAAGTATATCTGGTACCACTTCATTACTTTCTGCGGGGAAATGGATTTAGAGATCGTCTGACCGTGAGAACAATGGAACTTGGAATTCTATTGCTAGACCATCATCGAACGGTCAGCTTTGTGACCACAACTCCGAGTCGTGCACCAACTGTTTTTGCACAGATCGTCATCAAGAACATGACGGGATACAATCACGCGTCGGGTGGGACATTTGATCACACACCATTGTCCATTTCCTTCTTTACTGAGCGCACCTCTGTCATGATGGTTGGTAAGATCACAGACGAGTTGTATGACCAAGTTCGTCAGAGAGTCCAGTTCGAACTGAACCGACAGATCTTCGACGCCACCGGTTGCTAAAAACGAATCCGGGCTTCGACAACAACTGTAATCTCATCCAAAATGTTCGCCTTCTGCTGCAAGCGTTCTAAGACTGCCCCTGAGCACCCCATCTTCGACACCCCCACTGTTCCCCTCAACTACTGTGAGTGGTGTGAGAATGACCTCGACACCTGCATCGCATACACCCTCAACACTCTCAATGCGAACACTAAGAATCCCCACGTCTATCGCATCGGACAGTGCTGCGTTGACTCTGGCGAGCTGACGAGTTACGTGTCCGACTTCAATGTGGAGTGGGGCTTCGATCCTCAAGCCTATCTAGATCCCATCGTAACGCACTGGAATGTCTCGCATATGTTCGAGGAGGCCAAGGCTCGTCACTACGACGGTGACCGTGAGGGCGCTCGCGGTATGTTCCGATCTGCGTGGCGCACCTACAAGAAGCTCACCGAGGAGGAGAAGAAGCTGGTGGTGAAGTAGTCGCTATCCGTTAGGACAGCCCACACTCCTCGCGAAAACGAAACCACACAACCTAATTTATTTTCCATTCAAATGAAGCCTATGACTCGTGCTCAATTACAGAATGCGCCCGCCGACCTCGTTGCTGCAAAGGAAAGGGCAGCGATTCGCCAACAGGAAGTCAATGGTCAATTGTGGGCCGAGTGGGTCTATAAGCGAGTTCGAGAGACCGCTGAACAGGGCCTGCTTGAATACCGAGCCGTTTGCCCAGAAACTGTGACGTCGGTTGGGTATTCGTACGGCGTGAAACTACTCATTCAATGGTTTCCAGATTCAGAAGTAACTACGGTCATCTCTGGCGCTCTGAAGAACAACGCACAGACATCCGTTCGGATTAGCTGGGCCGACCGGCCGGTTACGTTCGACCGCGAACAACGTAGACATGAAAAGGAGACGAGCTGGTAACTTCAACGAGGCGGAAATGGTTGTGGGTCACCGATATCCTCTTGACTACGTTGTACAATAACGACTTGTGGTTCTGTAACTGGAGGAAGAGGTGATCGAAGTCTACAAACGCAAACAAGGATAAACATACTAAGAAACGCAGCGACGCCTATTACAGCGGCACCTGGATCCATTAGTTTTTCAATGTGAGAAAGTGTAAATGGACCTCTACGATTGGAGTTTCCGTGCGATTCTGATTGAAACTCGACATGTCGAACGACATGATCGAATGGCGAAATTCTACTGGAAACTACTTGATAGTCGATGTGTTGACTGTCCGTATCGACACAAGTATGACCTCGCAGTCAACATGCGATATGCTGCGCGTCAGAGGTTGAAGTACGCACAATGGGTCAATGACCGTCGTGGGAATGTAAGTGGGTTAGGTGCTTCCGACCGTGAAGGAGTATGTCGCGTTTTCTACACATCGGGAAAAGGGCTGTACACGTTCCATCGGTAATGCAGATCTTCGTGGGTCAGAACTATAACTGTAATTCAGTGGGCAGACTGCGACAAGGACGTTGAACGCCTCAAGAAGTGTATGACGGCGGTTGCGGACGTATTGTCTGTGATTCCGGAACAAATGAAGTAAAAATCCGAAAACGGATCCGCGTTTCGTACGAAAACGGTCAGCGTCGGCGAATAAAATGGCTTGGCTTGATACTTTCCTCCGCGAAAACGACTCCACTGGACTTCAACATGGCGAGAATCGCCAGATTTGGTGGGTCCCAATCAAAATCTTCAACCAACTTCCAATCAAGCAATGGAAATACAACCGACCTCCCGATATGGATCGGGTGAAAGAAATCCACCAACACATTCTCAAAGCAAAGCGAGTAGATGGTATCATCTACCTCGCAGTAGTTGAAAAAGAAATCGTATGCTACGAATCAAATCACCGCCGACTAGGTGTCGAGGGCATTGAGGAGTGCGAACATATCCTGATTGACATCATGTGGAAGGCCACTGATGAAGATGTGAAGCAGGAGTTCTTCCGCCTGAACAAGTGCGTCCCCGTTCCGGACCTGTACATCTCGAAGGAGGTTGTCGTTGACACCAGCGATCTTATCGCAGCTCGCGATGCCTTCTGCAAGAAGTACGCAGCACTGAAGTCTACCAGTGCGAACCCCCACCGTCCTGGTTTCAACCCGGACAATCTCCTCAGCGATTTCAATGAGATCACGAAGAAGCATCGGATCACTGTCGATGAGCTTATGAATCGCCTCGACAAGCTGAACACTGAGATGGCGTCTCGCAGCCGAAAGAAGCTGTCCGAGAACGTGATCGAGAAGTGTGAGAAGTCAGGACTCTGGCTCTTCGCATGGGAGAAGCGCTTGAATGTGCGGGATTTCGCGTAGACGCAGTCCGCCCATCAAAAACAATTTTTAATCTGTTCTCGTGTCAATGTACACCCTCGTCTCCTCCATCATGAAGAGATACTCAACCACAGATGAAGTCTTTTTTGAGTTCAATGAGAAGCGAAACAATCTCGCCAAACAGGGTTGGGTCCCATATGGAGAGGTCATGTATTACGAGAATGGCGTCGGTCAGGCCATGACGCTCGGCGATCCTGATCTATCTGATATTCCGCGCGTCTTTTTACATGGGTCACCCACACCTCAACTGTTCAAGTTCTGTATCGGAGGCGAAGGGTTCATGGGAAAGTATGTCGATATTACTCGTGGCTGAAAATGGATTTATTCGACTTACGCAGATACCGACCAGCGGTTACAATGGACCAACTTTACGTTCTTCAGCTGGAGAACGGCAAGTATTACGTCGGCAAAACGAAGAACGTGGCAGAACGATACAAGCAGCATATTGCAGGAACTGGATCAACATGGACAAAGACATTCAAGCCGGTCAAGATGCTCGAGACGAGATCACTGAAGAATGAGCACGATGAGACGAACTTAACGAAAGACCTGATGAAGAAGTATGGCGTAGACAATGTTCGTGGCGGTGCGTATACAACGGTATCGCTCGACAACGCAACCAAATCTGTCCTCGAACGAGAACTTCGAAGCAGCACAGATTCGTGTTTCAAGTGTGGAGAGAAGGGGCATTTCGCAAGCAAATGTCCAGATAAGGCCGAACTCGAGGTCGTATGGAAGCGAGAGGAAAAGGACGAAAGTGAAGTGGAGTATGAGACAGATATATGGGAATGCGCTCACTGTCCAAAGCAGTTCACTTCGTATAAGGCGGCTGAACGGCATGAGAATGCGTGCGGAGGCCAATCCTATTCCGCATGTTACCGTTGTGGGAGGACGAGTCACTACGCGAACAACTGTTATGCAAAATCCCATGTCGATGGATATGAACTGGATTCGGACAACGAGTCGGATGACGAATCCGAAGACGATTACTGAAAACGGAAACGCACATATCAACCAAACCAATTTTTAACTGAGATGGATGCATTTGGATACTGCGGGTTCGCGGTATGTGCATTGATCGGACAAGGATGTGGGTGGTATTGGTTCTTCGAACGATGTGGATGCATGGAACATGAACGCGAACAGATCCAAACACAACCTCCTCCTACACCGACAAACCCATTCGTCACTGGTGCGTCGAAAGATGATCATCTACAACCGGCCTATCGCTGAAAACGAAAATGATATGATATAGACTGTAGGAAGTAGCCAAGATGGATATTCACGCCTTCTTCGCCCCTCGTGCTGGTTGCATCTACCTCATCACCAACCTCGTCAATGGAAAGAAGTATGTTGGACAGCATAACGAACCGACGCCAGTCCATCGGTTCAATGACCACAAGTGCAGAGCCCGCAACGGCGGGCAGGGTTGTCCAGTGTTGTACGATGCGATTAGGCTTCATGGTGAAGATAACTTTACGATTGAAAAACTATGGTCCGGACCGCTGAGCGAACTCAACAAGAAGGAAGAATATTACGCCGACCTTCAGAAATCATATGTCCACAGTGATCCACCTGGATACAACGTGGCTCATTGTGGAAACCAACCTGGTCTTGGTAGAATTGTATCTGATGAAGAAAAGGCGGCGTTTGGAGAGAGAATGCGAGCCCTTCCACGCACGGACGCACACTGTGCACGGATCGGCGTAGGCGTAGCAGCGTACATTGCTGCCAACCCAGAGAAACAAGCAGAGAAGGCAAAGAAGATTTCGGAGACACTGCTTGTGCGTGGGCCAACTGGTCCCCAGTCCAAAGAATGTGTTCAGAAGAAAATAGAATACCAACAATCGAGAACAGATAACATACCTGCATCGTCGGATGAAAGACAAATCCGGAAGGAAGGGAATGTGTGGGCGGTCACCATCAAAAACACGTTCAAACGATACATCGCAAGATTCTCAAGCAAAGAACGTGCCATAGCCGCTCGCGATGCATTCAATTCTACCGGACACCGAACTCCAACTGAATTTCCGAAGAAGGTCAGCGAGTACGGTCCGATGATCCGAAATATAAAGGGGAAGTTTATGGTCGACATTCATTCAACGAGATTTCCAGAACCGTACGCCAAGGTGTTCTCAACCCTCGAAGAGGCCGTTGCAGCACGCGATACGTTCCTTGCTAGGTTTCCATGATCAACCCTTCAGCCCCCTCTCCCGTAACTCACGTTGCTGCTTCCGAAGCTCGGCGTTCAGTGCACGTCGTGTAGGATTCCGCAGCACCTTGAACAAATGATGATGTTCCCGCAAATACTCACTCTTTTTCATGCGGATGGTCTTGGTGCGATGACTCCCTCCTGAAATTGATCGAAGACCGAGTCCCGGTTTACTTTCAATAACTTCTGGATAGTTCTTCTCGAGAACAGGGTTAATCTCTTCCTCGTCTGCCCATTTTTCAGCCATCTCTTCAGCCACGCATTTAACTACAAAGTCTGTAAGGGGCATTGTTGATGTCTTCTGATCATCGTCTACAAGTATTACCCGACGTTCGTGGAAGTATGGACTAACCGCCGTAGCTACAAGCTGGAAAACTTCTTCGACCGTAAATGTCCTCTCCATTACTTATCCCCAAGATTACTTCAGCGCACGCACCGACAGAATGTACAGGAACAGCGCATTCACCACGCCCAGGATCAGCGCAGGGGCTGAACGCAGGAACAGCGCAAAGCCACGCTTGGGCGACACAGACATCACGTAGAGCTCCATGAGAACCACAATGCCGGCCGAGATCGCGACCAGCCAAAAGATCACATAGTAATACGTCTCGATCGTATCATTCGACACCTTCTTCGTTAACTCCGATTCGTTCATTTACTTATGACGGCGATGAGTTTTGCGCGCGCGACGCTTGTGTTTGCGGGTCCGACGTCTCCCTCCACTGGGCTTCGGTGTGATTGTGACACGCTTGAGTCCGGTCGTAGGTCCTCCGATATCCTCAACCTGAACATTGTAGGGAGGACAG